CAGTAATTCTGGGGTTTTTAACGGTGTCGCCTCGGCGCCTAGCACTCAAAATATATTGCTTGGTTTCATCGTCAACCTTAGTCAACGCTTTCTTCCAGATTTCCTTAGGTGCTGTTAATCCTAGGGAAGCTCTTGCCTCCTCTATCGACAAAGCTACCGTAGCGTCTAGCGTCGAGAAGATTTTTGCACTCGGCGCATAACCTTCCCGATAACCGACCTTGGCTTTTAAGTAGTGATAAATTTGCTTTATTTGAGAGGGCAGAAGCTTGGCCCCTCTTATCCAAGCTTCCCAGTCCACAATGGCATCCAATAGCCCAAGCGCAATGGACGGATCGCCATGGCGATTCTTGTATACCCAGCCAGCCTCCCGCAAAAGTCTTCCATATCTGTCGGCTAAACGATTTGTCCTCGCAAGCAAAAGCCACTCGCCTTCATGCAAGGGGATGCTGTCAAGCCCTAGGTGTTCAAACACAAAACCTTGATACGGCCTGGGGTTCCATGTTTTCGGCAACCGACCAACAATTTTCTTGGAAATAGATTCAGCCACTTCATGTACCGCTTGAGGTACTCGATAAGATTGAGTGAGTACCTCCTTCTTTTCCGTGCACTGCTGAAAGGCGGCTACATCAGCTCCAGCGAAATTCATGATGGCTTGGTCATCATCACCAAAAAAAGCTTGGATAGAGGGCTTTTGTCTCAGTACAGAAATCATCTTCCACTGCAACGTGGACAAGTCTTGAGCTTCGTCACAAAGAAGTGCCTCTATATCTGGGCACGTATCCATAGCAATAAAATGCTCAATCATGTCTGTGAAGTCTATCTTCTGGTGAAAACGCTTATATTTCTCGTAGGTAGTCACAAGAAGTTTGAACACAGGCCACTGCATTCTGTCATCGCCCCTAACCCGAAACACCTCTTCATAATCTTTGCAAACACTGCGAGCGTAGCTGTATAAATTGAGGTATCTGTCCCCTTCGGTAGTAAAACCAAAACGCTCAAGGTCTGTCTCAAAACGCTTTTTAGGACGACTGAACTCCATACCGAGATAATCGCCAAGGGCTTTCAAGTCGTCTCCTGCAATAACTTCGTTATAGCTATACCCACCAGCCCTGAACGCCATACTGTGCAACGTTTGAAAGTAAGGAAGCCCATCTTCCTCCAATCCCCAATCATGGCAAACACGATCTTGGCTTTCTATTGCAGCCCGTTTAGTGAAGGACACATTGGCAATCTTGTCTGGCGCTATGCCGTCCTCGATGCATTTACGGACTAAATTCGAGTTACGCTGGGTCTTGCCGGTCCCCGGTGGTCCTAGGTAAGTAACCTCCGTCTTATTCATCAGAACGGCATCTCCTTATGCACCATCTCCACATCTGGTAGATCCACATCGCCTTTAGTTACCTCTGGAATCCCCCACACTCGCACGTTTCTCCGCTCCCCGCGATCATCTCTGTAGTGGTATTGATGCATCGCCCTGCCGCCGTCGTTCATTTCCTTTAACCGTTCCGTGAGTTGCCCCCTGGTATAGTACGTAAAGTTGTGCCGCTTCAGAAAATCCTGAAGTGCCGACAACTTAAAATAGGTGTAACTGTCTTCTGTCCAAGGCTTGCCCACCACCAACTCCTCAGGGGAATGTGCCTGTAAGCGGCTGGTGCAAAAGTTCTCTACCAATTCAACAAAAAGCCCTTTGTGAGTCAGTTCATCGGGAACTTCTATCCTCGTTGCGTTCTCTAAAAGACCGTCCACCAAGTCTCGCCAATCCGATTCTTTCATCCGGGCTGGCATCTTATACATCTGCTCCATAGCAGCACGCTGGAACTCTTGCTGAATTTGCAACTGCTTGGTGGAGAGCTCAAGCCTCGAGCCGTCAACATCTACAAACCACACTGGCGGTTCAGACTCCACGACCGTCAATCCGCTTAGCATAGGTAACGCTTGACCGTTGCCGATACCAAACTTGCGCAATTGACACTTGGCACGATTGCAGTGACTGTGTAGCGGTTCAGCCTTACAGGTGTAGTAGTAATCCTTCTTCTCAAGCTGGTTCTGTATAGTGACAATTTCTTTGGCAGGCAACGCCGGGGAACAAAACTCTCTGTTATAGTCTTCTAGTTTTTCGGCCCATGTCTCTGGGTGTGCCTGCCGGTAATAGACCCCTATGTTTAGTAAGGTATTGTTCCTTCCTCCCTCAGGTATGCCACCACTGCTTAGTTGTTGCAGGCAAGGCGGCCCGTCTGGTAGAAGGTTGTCTGCGACTTTTGCAAAAGCCCGCAATTCATCTGGCGTACAACGAGTCGCTTCCGCCAAGTCCAAGAACTCTTCAAGGCTAAGCGGCTCGCCGCTCTCATCAATGGCGTACCGTGTGGTGTACTCCGCGTTGTGGTAGGGGAGGTTGATAAAGTTCCCTACATCACCACGCTCTGTGCGCACCTCATCCTGCTTGGGGAAGATCTCGCATGTGCCATGGCCAAGAATTGAAGCAAACTCCGCGAGTATGTCTCTTAACTCAACCGCGGGCATCGCTTCTGATAGAAACACATTCAGATGGGCACCTCCACTCTTCGATCTGCAAGGAACAAGAGGCATCTTTAATCGACTTACATCCTTGTGAACTGCAACCAAGTCTAGGTTGTAGTCATCCAGGTCTAACGAGCCAAAGTGAGAAAGACTTTTCTCATTTATAGGTATTGAACCAACGCCTATGGACCCGCTCAAATGCTTATCTATGAGCTCAACCGTCAACGGTTCACGAACAATGTAAGAATTTGCCTTGGCCTTACCGTTCGCCTTCTGTCCCGTAACAGTAGTTCTACCATAGGCTCCGGAGTAGCCACGGAACAGTCTGAAAAAACGTTCTGAGTTCGTCATGATAAGAAGCCCCCCGCGAACGGGGGGCAAATACCTTAGAAGGGTAAATCTTTTTCGACAGGGGCTTCGAGGGCCGCGTCAGTTGGGGGAGGGCCAAGACGCATCTCCCCGCGCTTAATGCTTCCATGCAGCTCCTTGGCTTCCGTATAAGCGACAAGGCTCTCCACCACTCCCACTAGACTTATGCTCCATGTAAACCAACTACCTTTGTCATTGCCGTCTTCCACCGACCTAAGCCGGTACATATGAGCAAAGCTCGGCAATGTGGATCCGTTTTGCTTTTTCATCATCATCATAGACAGCCACTGGCGAGACTTTTTCAGTTGCGTCTTTTTCATGTCCACAATGGCATTTTCGTAATTGCCGTTCTCGTGGACTATCTTGATGTAATGACTCGCCGACCTCACGAGCTCATTGCCACTTTCAAGGATTTCCATACCAGTGTCCGGATCTCGCACGGCAGCGCTAACCTCACGGCTCCCTGAAGACAGTTCTCCAACGAAACCACCACCCTGCGTCCGAGGGACGAACTCCAACATCTTTGTTTCAAAATAAACGGGTAAAACAACAACTCCCTCATCAGCGGTCCAGAACTTGTTCGTCACCGTGTTAAAGATATCTCCCTGTTGCGCCCCCTCGAGAAACGCTGGGTCTGACCTCTTCAACTGTGGTGACAAAGCCTGAATAATCCGCAAGAAAGGAATCTGCAAATCACTGGAGGTGACTCCCTCGAAGCCCACTCCCGCATCGTCCGCAAAAGCCTTTTCCAACTCCATCGATAATTTTCCATTTGTCTGTACCATTTCTAAGCTCCTTTAATTTTCGCTACTGTTCCGATATATGCGTTAAACAATTCAAGGTCTATCTCTTGGTTATTTTCCACACGTTCCCTGATCAACTTCTTCAGAGTCATAGGCTCAATCCATGTTTTGCTCTCTGGTTCAAGCCCACGATCATGCAAGTCAGCCTCAAAACTCTTGGCTTCATTGTCCTGGCGCAAGCCAAAGTTCACACTGACCGTGTTTTTTACGAAATCCCCAGCACCAACACTTCGCAGATGCTGTAAAGCGATCTGCTTTTCCATAGGGTCTTTGGGCATTGTTGCGGATACAAACGGGTGAAGACTGACGGTGTTGCCCTTTACCTCCACTTTATCCATACCGACCTCTCGCATTTTCGCGGGAATGAGGTCATACATGTAGCGGTCACGTTTGCGCTTCAACGTGCGAGCTTCTTCTTCCTTCGCACTCAACTGAACGTTAATCTTCGCGGCTTGCCTAACTAGATCACTCAGTTCAGACCCGCCTTCCGTCGTCAGACCGACAAATACAGATGCGTCAGCAGTAATCGTTTCCCACAAGTCATCGTTTTTCGACATACGTATATCCTCGTCAGGTTGTAAGTTCTTCAATCCCTCCACGTACACTGATTTTTACAGGGTAGTAATGCCTTTCCAGCCGATCCCACTTAAGTAAATTTACTCGTCCCTCGTTCATATCCGCTGCAACGGCGAACGCAATGCCGATCATAGCTGGGTCACCTAACGGCAACAGCCAGTCACTATCATTGTAGTTGCGCAGTTTGCGGCGGAAACTTGAGACAATTCGACCTGGATTGAGGTGAACTTGGTCGTAAGGATTTGCGAGCGGAATTAGGTCTCCCCACTGGGCCGCCGAAACAACATCGACCCGAGGATTTTCTTGCACTACGTAAACAACAGGAGTGGGACGTAGCTTCAAACCTTTCTCCTCTCTGCAAAAGAAGGAACGGAAAGTAGCTCCTTCAAAGGCGAGTATGGCTGACGGGTAGCCGCCCGTCAATATTCTGTTGCAAGGGTCACCAAAAGGAGTTTTGGTGACCCACCCGCGGAAAGTCGCACACTAACTAATTTTGACCACCCTTATCTTCACGACCCCCCTACCGTGAAGCCGTTATCTCCCCGTACCACATTTTGATTCCTGAATGTGGTTCCAAGACGTACCTTAAGTAATAGTTTTCCCCCGTGTACCACGTTTCTTGGTCTTTTTTGTGCCGTTGCTGTATCATGAAATGAGATGGTAAACCTGATAAAGGAGAAAGATGACCTACCGATTCAAGACGGTACCTTTTCAGCATCAAGCCAATGTGCTTGCACGCTGCTGGGAGCACACCAACTGGGCCTTGTTCCTCGAGATGGGGACGGGCAAGTCCAAAATCTGCATCGATAATGTAGGCTTGCTATATGAGGAGGGCCGCATAAACACGTTTGTTGTGGTGGCCCCCAAGGGGGTCTATCGCAATTGGGCTAAGCAGGAACTGCCAAAGCACCTGCCTGACAGAATCCCCCAAACGATGGTTATTTGGAACCCAACGCCCACCAAGGCTCAGAAGAATGCGCTGAAGTCCATTCTGGAACCGTCCGACTCCCTCAGGATATTTATTGTAAACGTGGAGGCTTTGTCCACGGTCAAAGGCCAAAGGTTCCTCGAGCAGCTCCTGAAGAACTCTGAGGCGCTTCTTGCTATTGATGAGTCCACTACTATTAAATCGCCCAAGGCACGACGGACAAAGGCCATTATCAGGATAGGAGAACTGGCCAAGTATCGGCGGATTCTGACAGGCTCCCCAGTAACTCAGTCGCCTCTGGATTTGTGGGCGCAATGCCGGTTCCTCGGTAAGGATTTATTGGGCGACGTGGGAGACAACTTTTACCAGTTCCAGTATCGATACGCGATTATTAAACGGCGCCAGCTAGGCAGCCACTCGTTTAATTTGGTAGTGGGCTATCGAGACTTAGATAATTTGGCACGGCATCTGAAGAGTTTCAGCAGTCGCATTCGCAAGGATGAGTGCCTGGACTTGCCACCCAAAATATATACGCAACGAAACATTGCGCTCAGCGACGACCAAGCGCGGATCTATAATGAGCTGAGAGAGTTCGCACTGGCGCGAATAGATGATGACGAGTTCATGACGGTGGACAATGTCATGACGCAGTTGCTACGCATGCAGCAAGTCCTCAGCGGCCACACAAAAACAGACGGTGGTGACCTCATAGATATCAAGGATAACCGGCTAGACGAGTTGTTGGCTTGTCTAGAGGAGTCTGAGGGGAAGGCAATTATCTGGTCGCGCTTTCGCTACGATGTTAAACGCATCAGTCAAGCGCTAATCAAAAGGCACGGAGCGGAGTCCACGGTCACGTACTTCGGCGACACCAGTGACGAGGAACGAACTCAGGGTATTGAACGATTTCAGAACGGCAACGCCAGGTTTTTTGTGGGTAACCCACAGACGGGCGGCTACGGGATCACGTTGACGGCAGCTCAGAACGTTATTTATTTCAGTAACTCGTTCGATCTGGCAGTCCGCATGCAGTCTGAAGACCGGGCGCACCGTATCGGACAGAACAAAAGCGTTACGTACGTAGATTTTATTGCGGAAGGCACCATTGACGAGAGAATTGTCGAGGCTCTACGCAACAAGATGGATATCGCCAGTGAGGTGTTGGGCGAGAATCTGAGAAAGTGGTTAACTAAATAGGAGAATTGAGATGGTTAAAGCAACAGACGATAAGCGTCGGTTTAGGTCAGTAGCTGTTCCTCTAGAGGTGTGGAGCGATTTATGGGCAATGGCAGACGCTAACCACCGTTCACCGGCACAGCAGATTGCATTCCTAGTGACGCTTGCTAAGGATTTCCCAACCAACAAGAAGACTATGGAATTCTATGCAAGCCACGTTATGCAGGGGGGTGTAGATGAGTCCTAAGGATCTTAAATCTCATGAATGAGTTAGACCGCTTCTACGAGGAAGTTTGTAACCTGACGGAAGGATTTAACGGAAAAGTGTCCCACGTGGCAAGGACGATTGCTCTTTTCCGAGTTGCTATTGAGTTTGGGGCATCCCACCTTGGGGGTAACACCTTGGGATACATGATGAGTCGCCTTCTGGCGGTCACACTAGGAGTGCTGCATGGGTCAAGCTATACTAATTATGAGTCCATTTTAGAAGAGTTTGATCCCGATAGGGACCATACCACTCATTGATGAAACCACCAATTCCAGACCATTGGTCTCGAATTTTATTGGAGATACGCAAGGAAGCTAAGTTCACTCGAGTGGGGCTTTCTAATCGATCTGGAATTGGTGAATCAACTATCGAAAATTACGAAAAGAGGAAAATTATAGAGCCGTCTATATATAAGGTCGAAACATTGCTGGCGGCCATGGGTTACGACCTCGATGCATTGCTTGTGGTGCCAGATGAAGAAAATCCCACCGTCATACGTAAAAACAAAAAAACTATCTTCGAGCTCTAACGTAGAGCTCGGCTATCTTGATTATGTGCTGAGACTCACCCCTCAGGATATCAACCGGGAAGCACCCGCGGTCACCAAAGGTCGGACCCTCCTCGCCCTCCTCGATGTAACTGGCAAACGTCCTGACAAATTTCTTACCTTCGTGCTCAAAAATATCGAACACGAATCCCTCGGTTACCACCTCCGCACAGCGGAACTCCCTGAAATTTCCTACATCAGCCCAAGATGAATTGCCGGTAATGTCATACCAGTGAAGTGTCACTCGAGGATATTTGACACCCTCAATCTCTATGTGTGGGAAGATAATCGGCGTGGCCATCGCTATAGGCTTCCTTGTCTGGATAAGTCTCTGCCACTACCATAAACAGGATTTCTCGGTTTGAAAACCCCTTTAAATTCATTCGACGAATGAATTCTTCGGTACACTCAATACCCTCTTGGGTCGCCCTCATACTATTTATAGAAAACGTGGTTGCCTATGCACCCCTGCCTGTCAAGTGCAGGTGCCCACCACGGCGTTACGTACATCGCATGATAGTGAGTGGCCGCACCTACACCGTCCACTGACACCCCACCAGAGCTCAACACAGCATCAGCCATGAGCTGTGCCAGCTCCCAGAGTTCCTGGTTGCCCGGACGCTCGGGCAACCCGTCACAGTAGTACGAGAAAGCGCACAGCCGGTCTTTTCGCTCGGCACCTTGGTGCACCACCCCGCACACGGTGGACGGGTAGCGACGGTCGTCTACGCGGTTCTTGATCACCGCGCCTACGGCCACCATGCCTAGCCAGCCCTCGCCTCGAGCCTCGTAGTACATGGCTTCCGCCATACAGTGCCTCTCCTCCACTGTCACCGGCGGAAAGTCGTCCACCGCCGCCGCACAAAGCGGAAGCATTAGCAACGCTGCAAACAGTTCATTTCTCACTCTCCACCTCCTCAAAGGCAAACGTAAAATGCTTCAACTCCTCATGCACTTTCTCTAGTTTCCACTCCAAATCCTGCACCTGCCTCTGCAAGACCTCAACCTTATCCACAGAGTGCTGGAGGTGCGTTTCATGAAACAGCATCCTAGCTCTCGGATACTTGCCTTTGGTCAGTGCGTCAGGACGCACAACATGCACAGGTATTCCAGCCTTTATCAAAACCTCGTGCATTTGCCTCTGATGCGGAGATACTTTATCCGTCTCAGTCTTCGCCTCCACGCAAAATATTTTTCCCCGATACACCCCCTCGAATGTTTTATCCCGCGAGGGGTGACGATACGTGCCGTCATAACACAGAAAATCCGGCCAGCCTTTACGCAAGACCACCATATCCTGTTGTCTGACCAGCCAGTCATTTACTCGCTCTTCAAACTCACTTGCCATTTTATTTCTCCCTACCTTTTCTCGGCATACCGGAGAGCCTTCTCACTCAACCTGCCAAACTTTTTATACACCTGCATTAGTAGCCGCATCATCGTCTCACTGATAGGGCCTTTCTTCCGGCAAGGCCCCCCGTCAATCCACCAATGGTCGTATATAAAAGGCGCGACGTGATTGCCGAAATGATACGAGAGTGAAAATTTTCTATGCAGTCTGTGTTCCACATCATATATAAACTCGGAAATTTCATGTCTGTCCATAGAGGTGAATTTGGACCGTCGCATGTAACGCAAAAAAACCTTATATGCCCAACCATTGGCGCAGGCGTGGGTGCTCCAAGAATATCGTCGAATCAAACTGTAGCGTGACCCCAGCATCACGACAGGACTGCGGGGATCCTCCCAAGGGAAGCCGAGACAGTGACAATAGATGGGAATATTTCTCCCTCCGTAGGTGCCTTGGCGAACGAGCGGCTCCCTCCTGAACGAGGTTTTCGCTATAAATTCAGCAAACGCTTCATCGGACTCCAAGATTTGCTGGGTTTGGTTCCTCTCATCCTGCTGGGCTTTAGCGTCCGCTATAGCGGACGCCATGATATCGGCGTCAACGCCACTAATCGTCAAAGTTGACAGAGTCAATTGTCAGTCCTTTAATCTTTTCCTTGGCCTGGGCTACCTTAAGCTCGATGTTGATCGTGTTGTAGACCTGTTGCGAGAGGTTGGCAACGCCCTTGGCCGTGCCCAAATCGACAGTGCCTTCCGCCACTCCCTGCATTTGCTCCAGCAGGAAACTGCGCATGTCTCGAGTGCTCTTTATGTCTTTCATCTCTACTCTCCTTTATCAGTTTTGGCAGTGTGTCAGCGGGGGGATGTGTCCTTCCACTTGATAATTTCGTTGAAAAATTCTGCACTACCGTCATTCGTTACCTCGGTGGTGACTGTTGCGCCATTTGGCTTGAGACGCCACACGCGGATGTAATTAGCATGCCTGGATGGCCTCCGGGAAGGGACCAGCTCGCCCGTCCATTCAAACAAAGAACTCCGGAATAAAGCCCCTGCCGCATTGCCCAGCCACGAATGCCCTTGGTCTACCACATAGCTCTGGTAAACGTCATCGGCGGTCACTCGCCCACTGTCCACTGCCAACTGCAATGCCACAGCCTGAGCCTCTGCGAGATTTCCATTGTTCTCGGCTGCCAAGGTGATGCCCACTGTTTTGAGCTCTTGGCCCAAAGGCAAGTCGAATTGTTCTGGTTTCATCTTACTTCTCCTTTGTGGTACCAAGTATGGTGTTATGACGCATGTTAGACCGAGCTTCGACGTTCGGAGATGAGATCGTCTGCGAGATTTTCTCCGTCAAAAAGTTTTGACGAATCGAAACGAAGTACGGCAGCCTGCACTGCTGCTGCAACCTCCTCAGCAACCGCTTCGAGCAGCGCGTGTCGAGCTTTCTCGCGGTCCTCTAGCCAGAATCTACCATGACTTCCCATTATCAGTGACATCGCGGCACTGGCGAGTTCAGGACTCTCGCTGATGATGTCAATCAGGGATATCTGAGTTGGGTGCGTGAGAGGTAGTGTCTCACCGTACATGACCGCTAGGTCCATCTGGGCATATTCTTCCAGATGGTCCCATGCGCGTACGCCGTTGTCGAAGACCTCACTGTCGATGGCCTCGTGAAACTGGGCTAGTGCTCTATTGCAATTAGCAATATTCATTTCAATTCTCCCAAGTCTTCTCGCAGTTGAGCATTGGTCGCGTCCACGATATCATTAGAGTTGATGAAATTCGCGAGGGCCAAGGCGTAATGGCGGCGAACCTCACTCATCTCGGACTCGAGCTTAGTTAGGTGCAGCGACAGTTCGCTTAGGTGATGCCAGACAGCCTTGTTCTCCTTATTCATTACATTGCTCCTTTCTGGCGCTCCAGTTGAGCGTAATTAGATGGTAATGCATGGTGGACGGTGGGTCAAATCGAATTGCAAAGTTATCCACAGGGGACTTGACCTATATAGTAGGCAAACTCAGAAAAAGTTTTTGAAAAATGTTTTTTGGGTCGAAAAAAGTGTTCCAAGTGCTCCAAATCACTGTTTTCGGCTCTAAGTTACTGATTACAAAGGTAATAAACTGGAACACTTTAGGCTGTTTTTGGAGCGTTTGGAGCACTTGCTATTTTTAGGCTCTGTAAGTGACTGTTTTACAAGGATATGAGTGGAACACTTTTAAGGCTCTAAAAACATTATTTCACATAAGCTCTAGCCGACGCCTACGCGACCTTTGCAAAAACTAAAATGTTTTCTCAGTTTTACTGCTATACAGGAGAACTGCTTTGAGTAAACCAGGATTGGCTCGACGAGCTGAAGCGATTGAAGACAAGACGGGTCGCAAGTTGACGAACCGGCAGCGAGAGTTTGCGCGGCACTATGTGGATGGCCAGAACTCGAATGCGGAGTGCGCCAGAAAGGCTGGATATTCGTCAGAACCTGGCGCAGCTGGGCCGCAGGCGAATAAGTTGCTCAACCCCCATCTCTTCCCCCACGTCACCGAGTACATCAACGAGCTCCGGGAAGACCGTGAGCGGCGGTTTGGCGTTACGCTGATGGGCCAGCTCAAACGGCTCCGCGAGCTCTCTCTGGGGGCCGAGGACAACGATCAGTTTTCGGCGGCCATCAACGCCGAGAAAACGCGTTCTGCTCTGGGCGGACTGACCGTAGACCGGCGTGAGACAAATCACTTTCACGCCATTGAAAACATGAGCCGTGACGAGATAGAGGGTCGCTTGGTGGAACTGCGTCAGCAGCATCCTGCGGCCTTTCTCGAGGCCGATTATGAGGTGTTAGATGGCGCAAAAACCGGAGACGTTGTTGTGGAATCGATTGAAGACAAAAATTCCGAAAAAGTGGCACTGGAATCGGATTGAAAACCGCTTTGGCGGTGGGATTCCGGACGTTTTTCTTTGTGCGGAAGGTGTGCCGTTCTGGGTGGAACTTAAAACCACCAAAACCCATCGTGTTAACATTTCTTCACATCAAGTTTCTTGGCATTTCGCGTATCACCGGGCTGGCGGCGTAAGTTTCTTCCTGGTTAGCCCTCTCTCGTCGCCCAACCTATATTTGTTCGGGGGGGAGC